AGCCCCGGCCGATGCGCCAGCCCAGGCGCCACCGGCGGTGCTCAGGCCACTGCCAACGGCTTTTGCATCGCCCTGGCGCACGCCTTGCACGACGGCCATCGCGGTGTCGACGTACTTCAGCGGGCCCAGCCTGCGCACGACGGATGATTCCAGTCGGGTCGCGGCGCCAGCCAGGCTCGAAGGGGCCGCTGTGCGTGGAGCAATCGTCGAGGCATTGAACCCCAGGCGCGGACCTTCGAAGACCTTGCTTACCTTCTCGAAGAGGCTGCGCACCGTGGCGAACAAACTCAAAGAGGTTCGGGGGGGACTGCGCCTTGACTTCATGAACGTAGGCTTGCCTGGCCCTCTCTTCCCAGATGACTTGTTGGGCCCATAACGCTTACGCCCCCGCAGCGCCTCGCTGACACCCGCGCAGCAAGCGTCACCGCCCTTGCCGGCCCCCTTAAACACCGCGCCGATGCGGGGGATCTTGCCCAAGGTCGCTTCAAGCACCTTGTCTGAAACCTTGGTTCTGAACGAATCCGCCAAGCCTTCAACGGCCCACTTGAGCAATTGAGTGGCGGAGGATTCGGCAGGCTTTGTTTCTTCCGGCGTTTTCTTCGTCTCACTGGTCGCGGGGCTCAGGGCCGGGGCGGTCAGGGCAGCGCCGGTGATGAACAACGTCGTGTTGAGCGTCTCCAGCGTCTCGCGCAACCGTACCTGCTCCAGGGTCAACGCATTCAGGTCCACGCTGACGGTAACCAGCGCCGAGCTGAGCGTCGATTGCGGTGATGGAGCCTCGCGTTCAGGCGCGGCCAAGCTTGCAGAGAACGGTGCGAGCACACTGCCCAGATCCGCGTCACCGAGCATCCAGCGGTTGTCTTGCACCGCGAGCCGGGTCGCATATTGAGTCTCTTGCATCTCGCTTTACTCCTGTTTAACCCCAAGGCGAGTGATCGCAATGTCGTAGCGGCGCAGTGCTTTTGCGGCGTCCCAGTCGAGAATTTCCGCTTCGTTTACCGAGTAAACCAGCGGCACCACATCGAGGATCACGTCGATGTCGCGTTCCGAAAGAAGTCCGCCGGTTGATTTAAAAAATCGTCGATGCGCTCCTGCAATTCCGTCCAGTCCGGCACGGTCAACCCCGCGAGATCCGGGATCATCAAGCCGGTGCAATGGGCAGTGATGAACTCGGCGCGTTCTTTGTTGGTGGCGAGTTTTTTCATCACTTTGGTGGCGCGCAGGGCGGGCATTTCCAGGGGCAGTTCATTCAGGGTTCGGCCGGCTGCGTCCAGGGGCAATAGCAGTTGGATGGGCTGGTCGTGGGACGACTGCTGAGGTTCGTTGAGAAAGAATGAAGCAGGTCGCGTCGACATCTCGTGTACGTACTGAGCGATAGACACGTAGTCCGGGCGCTTGAGCTGGTCGAGTTCTTTTTCCGACAGGCCGGTGGCGAGTTTCGCCAGTTCAAAGAACTGATCGTCCTCGTCGTCACCGGCCCGGGCCAGCGCGTCTTTTTGCGCGGCGTAGTACAGCGGTTTGAGTTGCACCTGCTCGATCGTCGCGCCGGTGTCGGCGGTGATTGCAGACAGCAACCTATGCAGCGGTGGCATCCAGGCCATGGGGCAATTCCTTGTTCAAGCAAGGGGCGAGCGCACCCGCCCCCAGGGGTTTAAGGCATCAGCACAGCGCGGCGCGCATCGCCCAGGATGTCGACGCCATTGAGCACGAATTTTTGGGTGCGCACATCGATGTCGATCACCGGGATGCCGTTTTCCAGTCGGTTGTAGGTGCGGCAGGACAACTCCAGCGTGGTGAGCGCCTTGTCGCCCATCTTCAGCTTCGCTTCATCCAGGGATTTGAGCTTGCCGCCGACGGTGTGGTAGGTGAAATACGTCTTGCCGTCCTGGTCCTGACCGGCTTCACGTACGTTGAGCAGGATGTCGTCACCCATGCGCACGCCCAGCGCCAGCATGATTTCAGGACCGGCACCCTGGAGGACCAGCGTGGCATTGAGCACCTTGCCGCTCTTGGCCATTTCCTCGGCGATAAAGCGCCCACCGGACATGGGTTCCATGTCGAACTCGATCTTCGGCGGGGTGAACTCTTCCACGGTCGCGGACAACGGCAGGCCTTGGAGGGTGGCCGCAATGGCCTGTCTGACTCGGTTGGTAAACATTAGAGAACGTCCTCCAGGAACTGCTCGATGATTTCATCGCGGGCGTTGAGTTGATAAATCATGTGTTCGTTGGGCGCGTAGCGGCCATAGTCGATGACGATGAACCAGGTGCCGTTTTTGTACTTCTCGACACTGTTCAACTCCGGGTGCAGGTACACGCTGGCGCCGGGAATGGTTTCGTCGGCGACCAGGGTTTGCAGCCAGTCGTTGATGCGCTTGACCTCCTGATCCATGAAGGACTTGGTGAGGTTCTTGGCCATGGCTTTCTGGCCGGCCTTGACCAGTTTGCGGCTAATGGCATCTTCCAGGCCGACATAGCTGATGAATTTGCCGGTGATGGAACGGTTACCCAGCAACGAAAAGCCGCCGAGGATGGTGCGCGCGTAGTAGCTCACGCCATAACGGTTGAGCAGGTCGCCTTCGGTGGAGGTGTCGAGGATGTTGTACTCGACCACGCGGGAAACGTCCTCGGCGAACGTCACCTGATTACCCGGGCTCTCCCACTGCTTGACCTTGGCCAGCGCGGCGATCGCCAGAGACGACGGCGACAGAAACACGTTTTTCTTCGCCGCCTTGGAGTACACCGACGGCATGTTGTGCACCAGCAGGCAGCGGTCGAAACCCAGGTCGGCGCCGCCCAGTTCGCCGCTATAGGCCACTTGGTCGGCGACGCTGGCATCTTTGCCGTCGAGCACGACACGCGCCTTGATGCGCTTGCCGAACGAGGCAAACTCGCCGGCCACGGCCTTGGTGCCAGTGAAGCCGGGGGCGCCGATGATGGTCAGGTCTTCAGGCACGCTGGAGAGTGCGGCCAGGCCCAGTTTGCGGCCGGTGACCGGGTCGTTACCGCCGATCACATTGTTGAGCGTATCGGCCGCAGTGGCGCCCTCTTCGACGATCACCACATAGACCGGCACCTTCACCACTTTGAGAATCTGGTAGACGGCGTGGAACAACGTGCCCGACTCGGCACCGGTGGTGTCCAGCAGCGCCTGGGTGCTGAAGCTATTGATGCGAAACGGCGAATTTTTTGGAATCGACGCATGGGCGTTCGGCGCGGTGCCGACCAGACCGATGACGTTATCACCCAGGCCACCCATGGCCTCGGGGGATTCGGTGGCATTGACGGTAATACCGTTGTGCTCGAAGTTCAGAACCTCAGCCATGGTTATTCAGCCTTCTTGGGGGTGGAGTTAAGGACGCTGGTCAGTTCCAGACGGCCAGCGGTGCGCAGGGCGGATGCTTCGATGTCCAGCAGTTCCAGTTCCTGGCCAACGGTGGACCAATGGCCGCCTCCGGTAGGGAATGGGATGAGGACGGTGTAGGTTTGGCGGGTAGGCATAGGTGGGTTTCTCCGGGTTGAGAACGCCAAAGCCCCTCGAGGAGGGGCTTTGGGGAGGCGAAAAAAAACCGCTTTCGCGGTGAGGTTATTTGAGAAAGGACGGTTTAGATGGCCACTCGACCGCGTCCGGGTCGCTGCCTTGGTCCGGGATATCGCGAAGCCCTTGGCGATAAGCCAAGAAGACGGGGCGGTCTTGATCTGCAATGGGATAATCAGGCATCGCGGCATAGTCGCTGGCCGCCAAATCGGCATCCCGAGCCTTACGGATTATGGTCCACTTAATTAGTGGGTGAATTTCCGCCAACGAGAATTTTGGTTTCATCAATGATCCCCTTATCCCAAAGCCAACATTGTTCCCCAGTCAACTGGGTGATTAACGACACCTGTGCAGGCACCAGCAAGCATAACTTCGATCAACCCTGAATTGGAGATCCGCATCGGATGAACATGCATGTAGTGGGAAAAGAAGCCCGCGGGATCCATCCCTAAAGAACACCAGCGCCACTTACCTTTCTCGTTTCCGGTAGTCCAAGTCCCGTCAACAGCTCCCTCTACGACTCGCACAAAAGCAGCGGCAGTCATGTGTGTATTGAGAGAAACGGGCGTTGCTCCGCTTAGTCTCCCAGTATCGATGGAGCAAGGAAACGCCAACCAAGGACTGACACTTCCCTCCGACCATTTCATCTGCCAGACATTAATCGGATTTCGCCAATATTCAGCGGCCCAAATATCGAAGCCTGGGAACTGCTCGCTGACATCCGCCTGAACCTGACGCATGAAATCCACGTCAGCTTGTGAGCGTCCAGCCGACTGAGATAACTGAGTAATTGTCCGAGTTTTTGTCGCTGTTACTTGCGAATGAACATACCACCCATCTATTAGGGCGCCCGTGGTATCAGGTGCCATATGGAAGTTTCTAGTAACTGCCAATCGTGGAATTTTGCGTGTCAAGCCCGAAATCTGAGATTCGTATTTTTCTCTAGCATCGGCAAGGGCCTTATCAATTTCACCCAATTTATTCTCAACTGTATTTGTCAATCTATTTGCCGCACTTACAACTGCGACTAGCTGCTGTTCAGTACTCATATTTGGAACTCCATATTTTTTCCTTCCCTAGATACTTCACATCAACGCATTAGACGCCTCTTAATATCCCAAGCCGACATCGATGCTAAGTCGTTTTAGCCTCGAGCGCCATAACGCGGAATACGACATTCAAACCACGCGTCATATTGTCAATGCAGGCTGCGGAAAGTGAAGCCAACTCTTCTGAGAGAAGAATGTTGAGACTTTCAGCGCCCACCACAATCACCACGCTATCCCCCGGTAACGGCGAAACATCCAGCGTAAACTTCTGCAGCACTCGAGCCGCCGCCGCTTTATACGTCAGCAACTTGCCTGCGACGGAATACACCGCCAACAGCGTCCCACTGGCGAGATAAAAACCAAACTCGCCAATTTCATATTCCCCGTCGCCGTCAAACAGCGCGGCCATCCTAAGTTGGTGGTTGCCCAGGTCTTCGTAATCCACGATGGCGACCCGTTGGCGTTCGTCGCGCAAGGCCACTTCGCTGCCGTCCGGGTTGTAGCGGCCGGTGCCGGCGCCAATGTGGGTGATTTCACCTTTCAAACCCTGGTTCTTTGCCTGCAGCACTTCATCCAATCCCTTGGCGGTGAAGCGCACCAGGCGCGTAATGTCATCTGTCATGGCTGCGCCCTGAGGTCGTAGTCGTTAATGGTGTAGTGCAGGACTGCGCCGGTTTGGGTAAGCCGGGCGCCCAGCACTGTTTCGGGTAGAGCGCCCCGCAGGGAAAACTCACTGTCACTCAACGGCGGGTCGAGCGCGCTGCTGATCGAAAGGCCGCCCAAGGTCTCGTGGACAATGGTGATGGTGGCCTGATCACGCTCGCTCTGGGCCGCGTTGATACGCCGAATCAGCCGGTTGTGGTCACCGCTGGACCAACTGCGCCCCACAATTGCCTGCACGTCAAAGGTGTACGGCACGCCGAGCGGCCGCTGCTGATACCAGGCGCTGATATTGGGCGTAAAACCCAAAGACTCCACCGCATGGTTCAACGCCTTGGGCGTGCCCGCCTGACGCTGGATCTGCCAGGAAAGCCCCACGGTCAGGCGTTTTTCCGTTTCGCTGGCTTGGGTATTCCATTCGCTGACACCCCGGTCGGCGGCCAGGTACGGCAGAAATTCGACGGGGGTTTGCAGCGGGTTCATCAGCGCGGGAAACGGCGGTACGACGCGGTCCAGCAGGGTGCCGAAGCCCAGGTCCAGGGCTTTCTCCAGTGCTGAGCTATTGGCCGGCAACAGGCTCGCTTTGCTTTCACTCATAGCGTGCGCACCTCCACCTCGACACCGGTGCAATAAGGGGCCTGGAAGGCTGTGGTGATGATCGGTTCCAGAGGTTCGAGAATCTGCAACTGCGCCGCGCCCGCACTGTGAATGGCGTAGTCGATCCAACTGGGGTCGACGCGTCCTTCGAGGCGATGGCAGGAGTCGGCGTAGGTTTGCAGCAGGTGTTGGGCCGCCACTTGGGTCAACCCGGAATCCGGCCCGGCGTTGATCTTGGCTACGACGCGGATTTTGTACGGCAGGATCTGCGCACTCTGCACGCTGACCAGATCGGTTTCCGGTCTTACATCCGGCCGTGCGAAATGTCGTCGCACGCCGTCAAGCAATTCGGCGGATGCGCTGCCGTCGCCCTCCCTGGACAGTACCGTGACCATGACTTCGCCTGGAGCGGTGCGCCGCGCATTGCCGTCCTTGACTTGGGCCGCGTAACCGTCCGGGTCGAAGGTGTAGCTGACCGTAACCACGCCGGGAGTGGCGCTCTGCACCTTGACCGACGGCCGTTCACCCAGGGTGAAGACCTCGCGTCGATACTGCATCCGCGAGCCTGCCGCCGGTGCATGGGGTGCCAGGTAGTAGCGCAGACGGGCATCGTCGTCGCTTTCCAGAATGGGTGGTATCGGCGGGAATGCGGCCGGGTCGCCAGGGTCGAGGACTTGGCGTTCCAGCCCCATGTCGGCAAGACGTGCATCCAAGTTGCTGCCGGTTGCCCACCACGCCAGCATCTGCTTGATACGGGCGTTGTACTTGCGTTCATGGGTTTGCAGGCGCACGCAAAACGCTTCCAGGGCCAGGGTCAATAATTCGCTTTCATTGTCCAGACTGGCTTTGAGTTTGGGCGCGCTTTGCGGCGCACGGGTGGCCACGTAATCGATGACGAACGCCTTGAATTCCGCCAACAACGGCTCGAACGCCTCCACGGCAATAAGCGTCGGCTCCGCCAGTTGGTTCTGGCCGGGGATCAACATGCTCATGTCACGACCTCGAAGGTTTGTTGACGGTTTTTCCAGGAGCCGGCAAAACGCAGCAACAAACCAGCGCCTTGCCGCGTGGCGACGATGACCTCCGGTTGAAAATCGGCGATGCCATTCTGGGTGTTGTAGAACGCGTGCGCGGCATGGCTCTGGGCGAGGATCAGCAGGTCGTCGCCCAGGTTCTGACCAAGCAATTGCGGGATCATCGAGCCGTACAGCGGACGTTTCTGGCGAGTGCCTATGGGAGTGGTCAGCGCTCGGGTGGCGCGCTGTACGAACTGCAGCCAGTCATTCACGGCTGCCCCGGTGTTTCTATCGATTCCGAGCATGGCAAATCCTTATGCGCTGCTGATCACACGGCCCTGGTGATCCACCACCGGGCCACTTAAATGCACTCCGCCGGCATCCAGCCGCAGGCCGGTAGCCCCCAATTGCAGGGCGATGCTGTCGGCCGTCAGTACCAGGCTGGCGGCGCCGACCTGTGCGACGACCTGCTCCCGTGAGCCCGTGACGGTGGTGGGTCCGTTGCGCCAATTGAACAGGTGAGTGGCATCGTCGTAATCGCTTTGCGTGCCGTCCTGATAAAGGCGACGCGTCAACGTCGCCACACGGGAGACAGGCGGAAACTGACTACTATTGAGGCCGAACAAGGCTACGGACTGCGTCCCCCCTTCTCCACCTGCATAGTTGAGCAGCAGGCATTGCTCGCCCACAGATGGGATGCGGGTTTCCGTCTGCGCACCGGCGCTGGGGTTGAAAAAATGAATGGCCGGGGTGAGCAAATCTCCATGCCGAACCTTGCATGTGTGGCTGGCGGCATCGACTTCCTCACATACGCCAATCCGACAAAAACTGTCGGCACGGCGGTACAGGTCTTCGAGCTGGGCCTCCATTTGCGCCAGGCGCTCGATGATCGGCCCCAGTTGCATGCGTAGTAACGCGTCGAACATGGCCTACTCCTGCAGAGGTCGATATTGATCGGGATCGTCGATATTCGAGACTTCCCAGGTGTAGGCAAACAGCGGTTTACCCGCGGGATCTTCGAGCAGCGGCGGCCCCAGATAGAGCGTTTGGCTGAAGGACACCGTCCAGGTGTCGTAGTCCGTTTCGCTGGAGCCCAGAACGGAGGGTGCCGCCACAATGGCCATGGGCAGGTCGCATTGCTCGGCCGGCAGCCCCCAGCGGTTGTCCAGGGCCAGATCCATTAGTTGGCTGGCCAAGTCGCAGGCGTCAAAGGGCGCCGCGCCGCTGGCAACCGTGACTTTGAGAGACACCGACAAGGCATGCGCCTTGCGCCCGTCAAGGGCGCGTATTCCGGGGCCGTTACGCTCCACGCCGATCAAAATGCCGCTGGCATCCGTGGCGCCGTTGAAATCCTGGTGATTGCCCACCCGCAGGTGCGGGAACGCCAGCTTGAGCGTTTCTGCGATCGCGATGGGCAGTTGGGAGGGTTTTTCGATAAGTGTCATAGGGTCGCGTCCTTGCAGCAATTACTGCTGATCGGGCCGCGAAGTCGGCGTCTGGTTGACCCCGATACGCTTGGCCGCCCAGCGTTCATAAAGACCGATGGCTACGTCGGCCCCCGCCATGGCGGTGAGGCAGCCGATGGCGCCGGCAGTCCAGATCGACATGCCGGCGGCGTAACACAGCATCAGGGCCGAAACCCCGCACACCATGCACGCGCCAGACCTCAAGGCCAGGCGCCGGATCAACGACCAACCGCGGGCGCCCTCCTTGTCGGCACGCCACATTTCGCCGGATACCCCGCCGATCAAGGCCAGTGCAATCACCAGCCAGATAGGCATTTCCGCTAACGCTTGCTGCTCGTTTGTCATGTCACGCCTCCTGGCTGAGCAATGCCGGCTGAATGCCGGTTTTCCGGGTAAATCCATTTATAGGTAGGCATTCCAAAAAGCCCGGTTGCCCGGGCTTTTCAGTAATGCTGTCCTCGAACCTTCGGCGCTACTGGCGCGGTACGGTTCTTTCCTCAATGTTTTTCCGACCACGATCCCTGTCTGCCGGATAACTGCTTCTGGTGCTTTACGCTGCACACCCGGGTCAGTTGCCAACCCTCTGAACCGTTAAGGCCGGTTCATCGCTGCCTGTTTCTTGTAAAGCGGTGTCACTAAAGAGCGTCGGCATCCTTGCCGGTGTTGCCTGGCATCCCTGCCATCGCTGTGATGGCGTCCTTGCCGATGTTGCTTGCCTTCCTTGTCATCCTTGGCAGCATCCTTGCCGCCTCCACCAGGCCTTGTTGGCTGGCTTGAGATGAAGAATATGCATGTATGCATATACAGTCAATGCGTAAATGCATTTATTTTCACTCAGGATATGCTCATGTGCATTTTTGGCTTGGTGATTCAAGCGGTTACTGGCTTTTGGCAGGCGAAAAAAAACCCGCTGCTTGGCGGGTTTTGTCCTACCGAATTGGGTTAACGCGCGTACATGCCCCACCAGAACACATGGCCGAGGATACTGATCTGCTCGTCCTGGATTTCCTGGAAACTGTAGTCCTCGTCCGGATGCTCGTCGCGATTGAAGCTGCGCAGACGAATCCCGGATGGCAGGCGATAGAGCTGTTTGACCCGCAATTGGCCATTGTGATTGATGGCATACAGATCGCCATCGACGATATCGCCGATGCCGCTCTTGCCCGCATTGACCCCGACGGTTGCGCCATCGCGCAGCACTGGCAACATGCTGTTGCCGCGCACCGTCACACACTTGGCCTGGTCGAATTGCACACCATTGTGTCGCAAGCTGCGCTTTCCAAAACGCAGGCTGGCTTTCTCGCTTTCCTCGATGACGAATCTTCCTGATCCAGCAGCCAATTCAACCTCGCGCAGAAAGGGGATCGACACCTCATCGTCATTGATAGGGGTGTCGTCGTCCCACAGGCTTATGTCCTTGAGTTCCGAATGCATCGGGTCGCGCCCGTCGTCCCGCGCAGCGCCTACGGCCACGCGCCCGCGCAGTTGGTCGGTGCTCACGCCAAAGTATTCGGCAATGCGGGAGATATGCTTGTCAGACGGATCGACAATCTTGCCGCTGAGGATCCGAGACAGCGTGGACTGAGGCACACCGGTACGCCGGTGAAGCTCCGTTGGGGAGATCCGGTCGCGGTCCAGCAATTCTCTTAATACGATAGAAACGTTGCGTTTTTGCATAACGGCGATAGTGCCGGGTGTTTTGCAGCTTGGCAAATGCTAATTTGCATATTTTATGCACAGGTCGCGCTGTATCAGGGGCAGCGTCTCTGCGTTTTGTACACCGGTTTGCAACCTGCGAAGCGCCGACTTCACATGTTAACCTTGCGGCCATTGCAATAAGCAGGGCCGAGCGCCCCACCTTTGCCCCACTCCTTTCAACGAATTTGCTAACTATCTGATGAGTAAGAACACGTCCGATCTGTCCTCCCACACCCCGATGATGCAGCAGTACTGGCGCTTGAAAAACCAGCACCCTGATCAGTTGATGTTCTACCGCATGGGCGACTTCTACGAGATCTTCTACGAAGACGCGAAGAAGGCTGCCAAGTTGCTGGACATCACGCTGACCGCGCGCGGGCAGTCGGCGGGGCAGTCAATTCCGATGTGTGGGATTCCTTACCACTCCCTCGAAGGCTATCTGGCCAAGCTGGTAAAGCTGGGCGAGTCGGTGGTGATCTGCGAGCAGATCGGCGATCCGGCCACCAGCAAAGGCCCGGTGGAACGTCAGGTGGTGCGCATCATTACGCCGGGTACGGTGAGTGATGAAGCGCTGCTGGATGAGCGTC